ATTAGGTGGTCTGCTGTGAATGGGTCGTTGGGTTTCTTACCTTCACCACATATCCAACAGGCAATTGCGGTGTCTCTTATTTGTTTGGCTCGTTTCTTGTAGTCGCCTGCATAGTGGGGTCTGTTGGGTTTGGGGTGTTGTTTGTTCCAGAGGGTTTGGCATCTTGTGCATCGTGTGGCGTTGCTTGTGAGGGTTCGACAGTTAAGACAGGGGCGTTGTATTGGCATTTGTTTTTCGGTGTTGTTCGTTGATTATTTTTGGCACTGTGTTGTTCCAGTTCATTCGATGGTGTGGTCTTGTGTGTGTTGTTTGCATCAGTTTGACCGTAACGCTTGATGGGCACATCATCACTGAATACATTGATTTCATATAAGTTCCTGTTGATAGATAGGCTTCTGTCATTCCTCCAGAACTGGTTTGTGTTTGTGCTGGTAAAACTGAAAGGATTGTTGTGGTGAAGAACAGTTCGCCTCTCATTCCATTGACTGTGTAGGTGTTCACATCGTCATTCATACGACCCACGAAGGTAGTTGGTCTTTTTGTTCTGAAGATAAAAGAGTTCATAGATTTTCTAAGTAATGGTGTCTTGGCTGCTTTGCTTTCTGCCCCACCTATGTAGTCCCCACCTTGTGCCATTGCCACAGTTAATGCGTTTGATTCATCGAGGAATGTAATCATCGCATCTAAAACTTTGTCTAATGATTTGATTCCTACTGACTTGAGTTCATAAGTTTTTGTGTAGCGATATACAAACCCGTTGTAATCGTCATCGATTTGCATAAAGTAGTCAAGTCCTAAATCTTCTGCAATTTGGAATGATGCGTTGCGTTTGTAGATAACAGAATTATGATTTTGGATACTGTCAGCAATATCGAATGTTTTTGCTATTTCTTTTAGATTGATAGTAATAACTTGATCTGTTCCGAAGCGTTTGATGTATTCATTGGCTGTTTCATCTTCATCATCGATGATGATAAAGATTTTGCCTGTGTAACCACATTTCTTTAAGACATCATAAGTGAAAACTTTTTCAGGTCTGCCGTGAGTTAATATGAAGATCGCAAATTTGTTTCGATCAAGCGTTGTCATCGTCTATCTCACGAAGTTCTTTGATTGTTTTGGCAAACTTTGCGTATCCATTTGCTATTGCATCGTTGGCATCAATGATTACCAACACTGACTGTTCCATAAGGCGTTGAACTTCAGGTGTTTGATGTGGATAGAACTCGGCAATCTTGCCGTAGTCGAAAACGATATGCCTTGTTGTTCCTGCCAACAAGAACTCTTTGACATCATCTGGTAGATCAGTTTTTTCTATTTCGTTTTTCAATTTATTTGCACGAGTTAAATCAATCAGTTCACTCGTCAAAGGTTTTTCACCAACGATTTGGTATTGCGGAATCTTTAGTTCTTGACTGTATGGGTTTAATGTTTCGTCTTGAATTGTGTTTGATAAATCATTTAGAAGTTGGTCAAGGTCATCACCATCAAAGGCTGTTCCTAGTAAACCTTCGTCTGTTTCTGCTAATTGTTTTAACAGGTTTGCTAGTTCTGCATCATCGTAAGAAGCAAGATCGGTTGTTCGGTTATCTGCAATCAAGATGCGTAATGCTTCGTCATCGTCTTTGGTTTCGATAAAGCCTGCGTTGATTTGTGTCCAGCCAAGTGTCTTTGCTGCTTTCCAAGTATGGTTGCCGGCAAGGATTCGATTTGTTCGTCTGTCCACAACAATCGGGCGATATTGTCCGTGAATCTTCAAAGATTCTGAGATTGCGCCGATATCACCTTGACGAACATTGTTGGGGTGTGTCTCAACCGAATCAATATCTACAATTGTGTGTTCGATTTTTCGTTGTTCCATCTCATTCCTTTTCGATCTCATAGTTTGCGTAACTCATTGTTATTAACTTTCCTTCTGATGTTATGCCAATCCAAGTCGGGGCATCACTATCGCAAAGACAACCGACTACTCGATTGGCGTTGCGTTCAAAAGAATGTTTGCAGTTTTTGCAATAGATTTTCATTTGATCAAAGTTCTGCGCCTTGAGACATAGCGATTCGCATACGATCAACCATCTGTTTGTACATCGCTAACTCTTGCACTGCTTTGGCGTAAGCCTCACTGAGAGTTTCTTTCTCAGCCTTCAATGAGTCACGATCTTCTCGCATATGGTCAAGGGCAACTTGCATATCGTCTGTTCTTGCCTGCCAGTGTTGAAGTTCGGCGTTCAAACTTTCGCTCATTTCTTCTGCCTCCGTTTCTTGATTTCTGCTTCTAACGCTTCAACTGTCGCTATCAATTCTTCGGCTTCCATCTGTCCTACGCTGAGCCTTCTTAAAAATGCTACAGCATTCTGTAAATCTTTTAATGTCATAACACTCTGCTTTCCTAATCATTGAACATTCCCTGTGCCATCATTACAGATGGGGCTTCACGCTCAAGAGGGGAAAGAAAGCGAAGCGCAGATTGCCACAGGGAACGACCTTGAGCCTAACGGCTGCGAGTGTAATTAGTCTTGCGCCTTTTATAACTTGTCTGGTAACTGATGATATTTACCGCTCGAAATGCTGTTCTCAACAGAAGTCCGATAATGATGCCGTAACCGACCCAACCGGCAGGCGTGGATTCGGTTTCACTTGGTAATAGTGCCATCATCATAAGACAGGCAATCAACCCGACTGATATCCCTAGTTTGAATTGTGGTGTCATTTAATCATCTCCCTGAATTGATTGTTTTGATTATTTACATTTCTCAGATGTTCTTTGAACATTTTAATTGCTTCTCGTTTTGTGTAGTAAAGATATTTCATCGTCACTAAACAATCTTGGTTATCAAAATCACTGATGACCCAATAACCGTAATGATTCTTTTGAACTGAACACTGAACACCTTTCATTTTGTTTCCTCCTCATTTACTGATATCCGTTCAACTCGTGCAAGATAAACCCGTTGTTCATCGAGAGTCATCATCGCTCTCAAAAATGCTTCTGCGCCGGTTTGAATGTCCTCACCTATCGAAGCAGAACACAACAAGTTCATTAACCAATCCAATGCACCAACACCGAACTCGTCAGATTCATTAGTCCAGTCGTTCATCGCCACAATAAGTCTGATCTCAAATAACGCTGTGTCACCTGACGAAATTAGTTCTATGTGATCTAGTGAATGTTTAGTAATTTTCATTGTGATTTAACCTTCTGTTTTGGTGTTCCGTTCATATCGAATTGCCCTATTTCAATCCAGTTCGATGTGTCTGTTGTTAAGTATCCATCTGAATCCACTGTTTGTGGGTAAGCCACTGCATAAATAGTTCTTGGTTTTTCACCAACAGCGTGAATGTTTATGTCCCACTTATCATTATATGAATAGAACTCATCAAACCCTTCATATGCTTTGTTGTGAGTAACAAGCGCACTCAAATATCCTTGAGTGAACGCTCGCATAAGTTGTAATTCTTTTTGAAGTTTTTGATCATCAGCCACTTCAACAATTGCATTTACAACTTCAGATTTTGATGAGTTGGGCGGTAAAGTTTTTGTTTTACCGGATAACCCCAAGATTGTTATTTCTTTCATTTTGCCTCCTCTAATTGTGTCAATTGATTTAACATTTTTCTCGCATTATCTGCTTCTTGTTTCCATCGAATTGGATAACCGAAATTATCACAAGCGTCTTTCCAAGCCATTACAGGTGTGGTGATTGTGTCTAATTCGCCCCAATACATTTTTATGTATTCCAACATTTCTAAAGCCTCTTGCTGATCTACTCTCAGATGTTGTGCAAGTAAAGAAAGGTCAAGTTGTTGATACTTGGTTTGACCTGCCCAATATGCTGCATTTTCGTAACAGTGCATTGGCACACCATCTTCGTCAGCAAGATGGACTAACAGAAGCGGTTTGAGTTCTGGCATCTGCTCTGTAATCTGATCGTGTATCGCACCACCTGACTCAAACACCCAACGGTTGTTCCCTGCTTTGCGTTCAACTTCTCCGGTGATGCTGAAATGGGCTTTGGGGTTCATACCAAGTTGATGTAACTCGGCTCTAACTTTCATTCGATGTTTTGTAGCCTTGTTGTCATAACAAGCATAAAACACTTTGTTGAACTCTTTTGCTGCTAACAATTTCATTTTGCCTCCTCTGTTTTGATTTTGTTTTTTAATTAACACTGATCTGAATTGAGATAGTAAGCGAAATCTTGTGCTGATCTTTTATCAGAGAAACCATTATGAATGACTGTTGATCTCTCTGATTTTACAACCCACTGAAAAACATTGTTAATTTCCATTTCACGAACTATCCATTTTGCTGGTTTCATAAGTCCTCCTCTTGAACTTTGATTTTTTATTTTGTTAATCGGTATTTTTTACCTTGTGCCTGATCGGAATTGAATCCCACGCCTAAAGCGTCAGGCTAATAACTATTTATCTAACTTCGTGACCGTAATTGAACAATCGTTCTTTTCTCCAAATGCTTCCTGACGAGCCATCGCACGGCACGAACCAAAATAACTAGCGTGTGCCAGACCACTATCAACTTCTTCCCAACACTTCTCACAAAATAAATGTTCTGGTTGGAACTCGTATTTTATACCATTTATCGTTTGTAGTTGAGCGTGGGTTTTAATCCCAAACTGTGATTGTTTTTTCTTCGTTTCCATTTCTCAGTCCTCCTCTTGAACTGTCAGGTATCTGACACTTCAAATTTAGGTTGCCTCAATCAAAACATCAAATCATTCAACCTGATAAAACCCTTACAAAATAAGGAAAATAAAAGATTCTCGAAAAAATTCTTAAATCAACAACCAAGCCACGCAGACCAACCACACCGACCCAATGACCGATCATAAACAATCAACGCCCCAGCCGAAGCAATCGAAACATCAACATCAAACAAATCTGTCGGAACAAACTCCCGATTCAAAACCGTCTGCAAATACCCTCTCGGATAATAAGTCGTGCGTTGAATCCAAAACAAATTGATTTGGAACAAGCCCAAAGAACCCTTTACACCCTGAACAATGTTCGGGTCTTGCTTATTATGCGCTAAAGGATTACACCTCGACTCACGCCAAATAATTCCATCAGCTTTAATAACATCTTTCTCAAGCCAACCAGCGTCACGCAAACGATTCCAAAGGTCAGGACACTTCGCCCAATCAGGAACACTTCGCTTCACTTCCGGCACATAATCAAACGGGTGCTGTTGCATCTGAACTTGAACAAACCGTTTAGGTGCTTCGGCAGCATCAACAACACCAGCAAACCCAATCAAACTAACAACACATAAAACAACAATCTTTCGCATATTAACTCCGTTCACCTTGTCCTCCTTCTGAACTTGGTTATAGGTTCTAGTTTTCTTTGTTCTGTCCTTGACAGATCGTGGCGTAATCGCTCATCGTTCGCCTCAATCGGCGTATATCTAAAATCATATCAACAAAATCGAATCAAATCAGTCAGCAACTTTTCGACCCACAAAAGAAAAAAAAAAGAAAAAGCCCCCATCGCATAGCCTCTTTGCGATTCCCATTTCTTTTATTCGTTGCATCACACCATAATTACTTACAGCGTGAACTACCCACGCTTTCCGTGTTTTACCCAACACGATTGCACTCGTGCAGGTCTAATGCCCGTAATAGTTTTCAATTCTTAATTCTTCTTTATGCTGCTTTGAACTCCCGACACTTACAAGGCACAACATATGTGTATGTGCGCCCCATAACTTCTTTGGTCAATGCTTCACAAATAATTTCTTTAGTTTGAAAATTCCATCGCCTACCGGTATCCCAACCGTTTCCGTCACATATCTCACACACCACATTTGTTTGCTCGACTGCTGGTTTACGAAGCAATCTAAATGCCCGATGAACCTCTTTCAACGAAGGGAACTTCTCGTGATTATCCATAATGATCGTGATTACTTTTCGGGCATCTTCAACAGACTGATATAGCAAAAAATCATCTTGAGTAAAAGCGTTCTTCACTTTTGACACAGAAATAGGTGACGAAGGGAACAGCCCACAAATACGGTCAATCATTCCTTCGATCTGTGCCGGTGTCATTTGCCCTCCTCTAAAAGATTTCTAAATATACCCCAACCAATATCAATTTCAACAAATGCTTCATTTTGAGAGTATTTAGTGTTTTTCATAACAATTCTTGATGAGTTCATAAAGTGTTCCCCATCAATCAATAATGCGTGAGTGCGTTCGTGATTCAACATCACAAACCAAGTCTCAACATCAAGAGAACAAAACTTCCGTTTTCGACCAGAAAAATGAACATTGTCAAATGGGAAAATCTCACCTTTCCAGTTATGTTTTACTTCCACCTCAAATTGAAACTTTTTGCCCCATCTTTCAGCCAACAAATCTATTCCGTATTGATCAGGATTGACCCACGCTTTGTAACCTTGTTTTTCTAACCAAGCGATGATTTGAAACTTTGCAATATCATCTTGGTCATAATGATCTTGGTTGAAAACTTTTCCCATCACTGCCCTTCGTAATATTCAGTCATTGCAGGTCGCACCAACTGCTCCCAAACACTAAGCCTAATCATTACAAGACCCTCATCACCCCAATCATCAGGCATAAGAATAGCCCTCGTAGGTTTACGCATAGACCCATAATCAGCCTCGTTAGAACGCACCTGAGCCTCTATACGAAGCCAAGCCGTGACTGCTGCCCCGATCTGCTTGCCTGCTTTAACCTCGTTAGCGAACAACACATCTTGCCATCGTTCCTCGTTACCGTCACCAAACTTATGAGAAGGGGCAACACCAAGTCGTTTTCTTGCTGTGCGTTGTTTCGATAAACCTTTCGTGCGTGATCGTTTTCCTCTGGCTGTAGGGTCGGAACAACCCTTGACTCGTCTGTTTCCATCTCGTGCTGGTCTGCCAAGTGTGCCAAACTTCGGGCAATCTTTTAAGTTACATCTATCTCGATTACCCTGACATTCACCTTTACGATCATCATTCATCATCGTCATCTGGTTTCTCACCACACACAGGTTTCTGAGGTAGAACACGGTTCGGGATACAAGCACACAATTTTGCTTTCATAATCCTTGTCGTTGTTCCTTCCTAATGTCTCGTCTTTGTTCCGGAGTGAATCCCCCAAACATACCCCATTTATCATCACTGTCCTCTAATCGAAGAACCAAATCTAAACATTGTTCTTTGACCGTACATTCAGCACATATTCCTCGTGCCATTTGCCAACGATTATCATTCGGCGAATAAGCAGGGAAAAACACTAAGGTCGGTTTGCCTTTACACAAGGCATCATCAGTCCAATGATCACGAATCATAATTCACCTTTATAAAACTGTGAAATCAAATCATTTACTTCACCGAACTTGAATATCGCTTCACGCAAATCATCAAGTGACTGCCTATCAGTACCGTCAAAGACCACGACCTTGCGAGCGCAATCAATGACGACACCAATAGCGAACTCATACGCCATCTGCAATTCTTCAGAAGGGCTGTTCATCAGTTTTCTTTTGACGCATACCCATTAAATGTTTGATCAAATCAGAACCTTCTTTAGTAGTAAGTGTGTTTAGGTTCGTTTTATCAAATAGTTGCTTTAAGATCGCACTAATATCGCCATCGGCAACTTCTTTACCTAACGATGAAACTAAACCTTTTTGTTTATCTGATATCAAACTGCCAATTTTGCTTACCGGTTTGAAGGGTGTATTAAACGCCTGTTCAATTTCATCATCACTCAACGCATCTGGAGTCGTGCTTTTTGGTTGATGATTGGCAGGGTGCGCTTGTTTACTTGTTTCGATCTCTTGTGAGTTCATCGGATAACTCGTATAAACACTGCTCACATTGTTTCGTGATGTTTGATTATCTTGTTTTGACCAAAGTGAAAGACAGATGCCGAATCGCATCGCAGCATTTCGCAAAAAATCACCAACAAGTTCTTTGTCTAAATCGGGTTTATCTGATCGAACCGAACCGACACCGACAAGCGATTTACCTAACAAGGTGAGTGTTCCCCACATTGTCGCTACACCGTTTGCCTCGTGTATTGCTGGTCTGCCATTAACCCAAGCGACAGGTTGCCAGTTCCACATAGGGTCAATTTCAATCAAGATGCGAGTGATTTCTGCGTGACTCACATATGCAAGATTGATTCCGTTGCGTGGAATTGTTCCAACAATCTTCGGGTCGGGTGTTGCATATTGTTCTAATACTGCTTTCAGCAATAGTGATTCTGTTTCATTACTCATTTGTTTCTCCTTTTTGTTTGTTTGGTTTTATTACAACTTGAAAAAAACTTGGGATATCTTTCTTTGCCGATTGCGGTATGTTTACCTGCCCAAGCAAGACTTAATCCAAAATGTTCTGCAACAAGACTGTATTTAGCACCGTGTGGTGCATTATTATAAATTTGACCTATTCGTTTATATAAAGCCTCGCCTTCCAATTTTTCAAAACAAGGAATGACCTGTGTTGCTTCTATAAGTGCCAATGAACGCAACCGGTCAAGCGGTAACTTTGTTTGATTTTGTAAACCATTCACTGAACACACTTTTAGATTTGTCATCACGGCGTGTTCATTTAATTCAAATTCGCACAAATAAGGTAAACCATTTGCTCGAAATCGTGCTGGCAAAGTTGTGATGATTCTGTCTGTAACGATATTTATTTTATGATCACGGGATTCAACAAGAACAACCTGAACTTGACTTTCACCAATCAAACGCTCTTGTGGCATTATTTGACCTTCTTCCTATGTGTTCTCATCACACGATATGGATTACTTTGTTTCTCATATTGTTTAACCAACTCAGGGTGATCGGCTCGAAGTCGTGCCATATCCAAAGTCATTTTGCCTGCTTGCTGAGTCCACGAAACAATTTTTTGTCCGTGAAACATACCGATCTCGTGATTCAACATCATCTGAGCAAGAGCATCTTTGATTCTTGCTTCAGCATCGCTTGCTTCTTTTGAAGTCGCCCGTGCTTTCTCAAGATCAATAACCAACTGCGCTGCCGTCACATCTAACTCAATCATCGTTGGTGTCACCTTCCAAATTCGAGCAATATCATCAGCAGTAAAATTGTTGATTTCCTCCATTGGTGGTGTGTTGTTATCTATCCACTCACCAAACACTTCAGCCTCTAATCGTAAAGCGTCAATCGCCACTTCATTCTTTGGAAGTTCAACAACACTGATTCTCAAATCACGGTCAAGAACAGAAAACCAAACAGGACATTCAAGCACCGATTGCTGCGCCCAACCCTGCCACAGCCATTCAATAGGTAAATCATTTGAATCGTAAATCGAATACCGTGTACTTGTCTTTGCCTCAATCACAATCGTTGGGGCTTGCTCGTCATCAACACCGTCAAGCGATATAGAGAGCCTGCCATCACGGTAAACAGAATCCGGTGTGAAAAACTGTTTACCTAACTCCTCTGATGCAGCAGTAAGTAGCGCAGGTTCAAGAAGATTGCCACGCCTGAATACGGCTTTATCTGCCTGTTCAATCGGTTCATTTGATTTGTCCGCAAATAGTTCTGCTCTTGTTTTATATGGTGAGGCATTCATCAAAGTTGGTATGTCGGAAGCCCCAAACACACACCTTCCTTGCTCATCACGCCATCTTGTAAGCAACCATTCTTTACTACCGTGTTTCGGTTTCGGGATTGTTTGCATTTCCTTCTCTCTTTCCTTGTTGGTTTATGTTGGTGTCATTATTGTTTGAGGGTGTTACAGGGTTCTTCTGTTTCTTCTTTGGTGCAGGTGTGATTTTTGCTTTACTGCCACTTAGATCGAAGTGCATACCATTCCATTTATTCATTTCAATTCCTTCTTTCTCTGTTGATTTACATTGATTTGATTATTACCGGAGGGTGTTACACAGTTATTCACGAATTATTAACCCCATACCATTTCCTCTAATGCCCAGATTTCTTCAATGTCGGAAAACTTAATTTCAGTCTCACACAAATTACCTTTAACCACATTCCAACATTCAATGACAAGACTGTTCTTATTTATGTTCACGATCTGCCCGTCATAATCTTTCTCACCGTTAATAATTTTGATCAGGTAGTAATCACCTAACTCAATTATTTTTTTTATTTCTTCAATCTCTCGATCTGTTGATTCCACTATTGGTTGTCCTCTTGAAGTTTGGTTTATATCTTTAATCCGAATGGTGGTTTACCATTTGGAACTGCCGCCGGTTTCCCATCAACAATTTCGTATCTCACGATTCGTTTTGCCCAACTATAATTTTTTGATTGACAATCTAATATATGTTGCCATTCTTCTAAACATTGTTCTTTTGAATAACAACCTCGTGCTTGTCGCACGATTTTGTTTTCTTGATTAAAGCAATTCAAATCAAATGTTGATCTGAATTGTGTTTGATTTTTTTTCACTAGTCCTCCTCTTGAACTAATCGGTTGTTTGCCCGATCTAGACATTCTATCAAATGTCAAGTACCACCAAAATCAAAACAATCGAAATCAATAAATAAAACCCTTGTCAAATAAGGGTGAAAAAAAAATTAAAAAATTTTTTGATTGAATATACGGGGAACAGAACCAGCCCCGAAAGACTGGTCTGCTCAACCCGTATGCACAGGCGGAGAAGGAGAACGCCTTGCACAACTTTTTACTGTAGCAAATTAGAAAACAAAACTCGCATCTCACGAACCATTCCAACAGGGATAGCAAGAATATGGTCACCCTCATCACCAATCACAGATTGCGCTAACACAATATGGTCTGTGATCGAATCAGGAATCAACCAACCAACAGATTCAACAATTGCAGGTTCATCAACAATGTCATCGAGAGCAACCCAAGACGGTGCTACAGCGTGAGCATCGTGCCATTTCACATAAACAACTGACTGTGTCCGGTTAATATCGTTTTGCAGACTTCCCATTTGCACCTTCTTCGTGATCTGTCAAATGTTTATCTAACTTGTCATCTACCCTGTTCACCGTTTTGTAAATCATTCGTAATTGTTGTTGGACAATGGCGTGATCTTGACGATTTTCAACTGCTGCCTCTCTTGCTTCTTTCTTAAACAACTGCATCAACCCAACAATGATGACCCCGATTGTGCTGATTAAAGCAACAATAATTGTGGCAAATGCGTCAGACATTACACAACCGGTTTTACTGCTTGAGCGAACGCTTCACGCATCGCATCAGGGTTATCAGCCATCGCTGGCGAAATTTCGAAATGAACCCAATCGCCCATTGGTGCGCCGTGAATCTCAGGTTTCGTGTATATAGACCAACTAGCACGATCACATCGCCAACCTCTGCCGTGTGGCAGCGGGAAATAATCCAAGATGGCTTCAAGTCCGAAAGCGTCAGCGTTCTTTACAACAAAGTCCATCGCTTCCATCGCCTGCTTTCTTCCACCTTCGGGAATGCCACGCTTCTCTTTTGCCATAAAACGGTAAGACAAATCAGCTGCTCTGCCTGTTGCGTGAACCGATAACGACCCTTGTTTGCCTCGCATAGAACGATTCACATAACTGCCATTATTCCAAAGCGCAGGATACAAAGCACATAACTGTTTAATGAAAACTGTTAAACCTTTACGCTCGCCTTGAGCGAGTCCGTCTTTATTGCCCGTGTATGGGCGTTTCATTTTGCTACTCGCTTCTTGGCGATCTTCTTGCCGTTGCCACCAAACGCATCAGATATCTCTTGAGCAGTCAAGTTCCCATCAACAGATGCTTTTGCAAGCCGTTCCGCAACTTGTGCGACAGCCGTGAAGCCTGCAAGTGCTGCCGCTTTCCAAACAGGAATACCGCCAACGATTGCCGAACCTGTAACGATTGCTAATGCGTTCGCCATAAACAATGCGATCAATCTTTGTGCGATGTCTTGTGCCTTTTTCATAGATCATTCCTTTGAACCGAGTGAGAGAACCGAGTGTATAACAATGCCGATGCCTGTGAGCATTAACGCCTGACGAAAAGTTGTGCCAGAAAGCGTAATCAAAACAAGCCCTGTGCCAACCCAAGTCCAAGTGTTATCTACAAAATA